TAAAACTAAAGCTCATAGGTTGAAAAATTGAGCACTTCTTCGTCCAACCAGTTATTTAGTTCCTGCAATCGTTTCTGCAGGGGCATCAATTCGTTTCTTACGAATACCTTGCTAGCCTTCTCCACATCCCCAAACCCCCCGACATTATTAGGCATAATTCCCATCATTTGCGGCGGCACGCGGTGTGCCGCCATCATGTCATCACGGCTCACGTTCTTGATATTCAGAAACTCATCCTTCGCTGTGACTTCTGACAACGGGATAATCTGAAGTCCGTCTTTTTTACCATTAGGCGAGTACATAAACAGGTTGCGGAAGTTGCCAGGGCCTTTGGCACTTTTCATCGCATTGCGGAGGTTGTTCACATCTTCCTGGTTCTGCGCGGCATCGGTCATGTACATGATGAAGCCTGCATGACTACCGTTAATGTAATACTTTCGGCGGAACAGCGTGTCGGACTCGTTGAGCAGGGCGGATGGGATGGCAGAAAGATAGCCGGGCAGGCCGTAGATCTCCTGGTTGATGTCCGGTTCCATCAGATGAAAAATGCTGCCTTTCGTGAACTGATACGGCTGCGTGGTCATGCCGTATTGCACAAACCAGTAGGTATCTAGGTCTAATCCGCGTCGGGTGTATTTTGCCAGCGCAGGCTCAAGGGCGATAACTTCACCGAATCGGTTCGTGCGTTTCTCCAGGTAGGCGTTACCAAAAACCAGATAGTCCTGCACAAAACGTGAAAACGCCTGCTGGCTGAGCAGCGGGTGAGGGATGTAGGTGCTGGTCAGAATGTTGCACTTTACTGCAATCGGTGAACTGTGGTGTACGGCGGCGCGGAATGTTCGCGCCAGTCCGTCAAAACTTACGGGTGGCTCATACCAGCGGTCCATCTTTACGCATTCCACATAGTCCAGTAATTCGCGGCGGTCCAGAACAGGAACGGGATCACCGAAGCTGAATGCTTCGGCTGAAGTTTGGTTTTTATGCTGGATCTGGTTCGTCGCCGCAGCGCGGTTTTTCTTACTCTTTCCCATCAAAAAATCTCCACAATATTGCTGGTATTGGCGGACTCGCCCTGCAGCGGTTCGTTAAACAGTGCGTGCATTGTTGCCCAGGCCAGATCGGCATGGCTGGCTTCTTCGCTGCGGCTGGCTTCATAGGTTGGGCGGTTGCCGCTGGCGGTGGTGGCGCGACGGATTGCCATAAATGACTGCGCTATGTCGGTGTGTCCGGCGTCAAACTCCAGACGACGGTGACTGATAATGTCGTAGGCCTTGAGTACCAGGGCGTTTTTAACGTTGGGGTTGTAGACAAACTCCCGGACGGCTGGAAAAAACGCTTTCACGTTCTCGTAAACCCCGTGGCCGACACCTGTCGAGTCGATGCCGATGTAGGTCACGTTGTACTGCTCGGTCAGTTTTTTGATGGCGTCAGCCTGGGCGCGGAAGTCCATCCCGCGCCACTGGTGACGCTCAAGAATGCGGAACTTACCACCCGGCACGGCTGGCGGTGCCACCACCACGCATCCGGCACTGTCGCCGTTCTGCGTACCTTTTGCCGGGTCATAACCGATCCACACTTCGCGCCAGCCAAACGGGCGCAGGGCCAGTGCATGAAAGTCGGTCCAGATTTCCCAACTGTCCACCATGCACGCTTGCAGCTCGCTGAGCGGGAACACGGACGCGAGATCGTCCACGAACTCGCACATCAGCAGGTTCTGGTATTCGTCCGGGCTGTACTCCATGCGTAGCTGGTCGAGGTCGAACAGGTTACAGCCGCCGCGCACCGCATCTTCCACGGTGACTATCTGGCGGTATTGCCCGTCTGTGCACAGCAGGCCGGGGGCCAGATTGCTGTGGGACAGGTCGATGTCCACCTTGTCGGCTTTGTTGCGCCCACGGTTGAACAGCGCACCGGACCAGAACGGATAAGCACTGTGTGTCAGGCTGGATGGCGTGGAAAAATAGGTTTGTCGCCATTTTTTGTGAATAGCCATACCGGAAGCCACTTTGCGCAGCTCTTGGAATTTCGGTATCCAGAAATATTCATCCAGATACAGGTTGCCGTGGTAACTCTGGGCCGTGCGGGCATTGGTGCCGAGGAAGTACAGCGTGGCCCCGTTAGGAAGCACTATCGGATCGCCTTTCAGCTCCACCTCCACTTCTTTGGCGAAGTCGATGATGTACTGCTTAAAGACGTGGGCCTGTGCCTTGCTGGCGGAAAGGAAAATCTGGTTACGCCCGGTTAGCAGGGCGTCAATCAGGGCTTCACGGGCAAAATAGAAGGTCGCGCCGATCTGGCGTGACTTCAGCAGGTTGCGGATGCGGTTGGTTTTTCCGGCTTCCCACCAGTGGCGCTGGTAGTTGAACATGGAGGAATGGAAGATTTCTTCCAGCTTCTCAATCTGTTCATCGGTGAAAACGTTCTTTTCCGGCTGACGACGCGGGCCTTTGTTGCGGTTGGCGACGTTAGGGTTTAAGTCGGCTTCGTTGCCGCCATTGTTAAACTTGCCGATCCGCGCATGGCGCTCCGACTGGCGCGCCAGTAGGTCAATCTCTTTGAAATCTTTCCCTTCTTTGTGCTCCTTCATAATGAGCTGGCAGTAGCGTGCGGCGGTGGCGAGCTGCATCTGATCCAGCGGCCCATAGTCACCCCACTTGTCGCGTTTTTTCCAGCTGTGAACGGTTGCAACTTTCTCGCCCAGCATTTCAGCAATGCGGGCTACGCGGTATCCCTGAAAGTACAGCAGCATGGCCTGCCGACGGGGATCGAGATCTGCGGGTGTCAGTGTGGTGTTCATGGCACAAACCTACAGCCTTGAATGAAGGCTTTCCCCGCCTGCGGTTTGTGTGGTTGTCGGTACAAATACCGCGCATTGTTTCACTACCCCCATCACCGCAACCATAAGGCTCCAGTAAGTTTTTTTTAACGGAGCACGGCTCATGACAGTGAAAGCAAAGCGTTTTCGCATCGGGGTGGAAGGTGCCACCACCGACGGACGCGAAATCCAGCGTGAATGGCTGGAACAGATGGCAGCCAGCTACAACCCGGCGGTGTATACCGCGCTGATTAACCTTGAGCACATCAAGTCTTATCTGCCGGACAGCACCTTTAACCGCTACGGCAAGGTGACGGCGCTGTTTGCTGAGGAAATCACGGAAGGTCCGCTGGCAGGCAAGATGGCGCTGTATGCCGACGTTGAGCCAACGGAGTCCCTGGTGGAACTGGTGAAAAAAGGCCAGAAATTATTCACCTCTATGGAAGTCAGCCCGAAGTTCGCTGATACGGGCAAAGCCTACCTGGTCGGCCTGGCTGCCACTGATGACCCTGCCAGTCTGGGCACTGAAATGCTGACATTCAGCGCCAGTGCAGCCCATAACCCGCTGGCAAACCGCAAGCAGAATCCTGCCAATCTCTTTACCGCTGCAGAGGAAACGGTGATCGAACTGGAGGAAGTCCAGGACGACAAACCGTCCCTGTTTTCCCGCGTCACGGCGCTGTTCACCAAAAAAGAGCAGTCCGATGACGCCCGGTTCTCTGATGTGCATAAGGCCGTGGAGCTGGTCGCCACTGAGCAGCAAAACCTGAGCGCGCGAACCGAAAAATCTCTGTCTGAGCAGGAAGAACGCCTGTCTGAACTGGAGTCTGCTCTGCAGAAGCAGCAACGGGCAATGCCTGTAGTTCCACACTGGTGAAATTGCTCAATCAGCGGCGCTGGGCAGATGCGTGCCGACAGTTGCCGCGCTGGGTTTATGTAAAAGGTGTGTTTAATCAGGGGCTGGATAACCGCCGTGCGCGGGAGATGGCCTGGTGCCTTAAAGGAGCTGGACTATGACGCGTGCGCTGGCAGTAGTGGTGGCGCTGGCACTCGTTGCGCTGGGCTGGCAGTCGTGGCGGCTTAACAGCGCCAGCCACACCATCGAAACGCAGCGCGCGGCGCTGAAAAGTAAAGCGCAGGAACTGACGAAGAAAAACAGCCAGCTTATCAGCCTGTCCATTCTGACTGAAACCAATAACCGGGAGCAGGCGCGGCTCTATGCCGAAGCAGAACAGACCAGTGCACTGCTGAGACAACGACAACACCGGATCGAGGAACTGAAACGTGAGAACGAGGATTTACGCCGCTGGGCTGATACTCCTTTGCCTGCTGACATTATCCGGCTGCGGGAACGTCCGGCACTCACCGGAGGTACAGCTTACCGTCAGTGGTTGTCCGCGAGTGACGCCGTGTCGGCTGGATCAGGCAACGCCGCGCACTAACGGTGATCTGAACGCGTTGCTGGATGAAACGGAGGCCGCCTGGGCGGTCTGTGCAGACAAAGTGGACATGATTATTGCGTGTCAGGAGCGAAACAGTGAACAAACCACAATCCCTGCGCCACGCCCTCAATAAAGCGGTGCCTTATGTCCGCAATAACCCGGACAAACTGCATCTGTTTGTGGATAACGGTTCGCTGGTTGCCACGGGGGCCAGCTCCATGTCGTGGGAGTACCGTTACACCCTGAACGCGGTGATTGAGGATTTCAGCGGCGACCAGAATCTGCTGATGGCCCCGGTTTTGCTGTGGCTGCGGGATAACCAGCCCGATGCCATCAATAACCCGGCGTTACGGGAAAAACTATTTACCTTTGAGGTGGATATTCTGCGCAACGATGTCTGTGATATCAGCCTTAACCTGCATCTGACGGAACGTGTGCTGGTCAGCACTAACGGCAGTGTGTCGAGCGTTGAAGCTGTAGCAGAACCCGATGAACCTGAAGAAATGTGGACGGTGAAACGTGGCTGAACTGCAGAAGGTGGACGACTGGCTTAGTGCCTTACTGGCGAATCTGGAACCAGTCGCAAGAAGCCGCATGATGCGCCAGCTGGCGCAN